TATAAACACAACAAATGGTACAAGGGGTAGTGGGTTTACTGATGGGGATTCAATTTACCTCAACCTTACTAATGGTAGCCCTCCCGGTGGAGCAGCAGGTCATAATGCAGTTGCTAAAGTTGTTGTCAATAAAGGGGGTCCTGAATTGACAATAGTAAATAGTTGTTCTGCTTCGCTGACTGCAAACCACAATACATCGACAGCGACTTTGATGTTAATAGGGAGGAAAGGTTGATGGCATTAACAATCGATAATAGACCTACTTCAATTGGAGATATGGTTATATTGACAGGTACATTTGACGCAGGGGACACTAACTTAGATTTTAGCAGTCATGTTAGGAAAGTATTTTCTTTCAATATGTACCCGACTAATCTCAATACGGGAAGTCCTGTAACAATGGCAACTAAGACAATAAATATAGACGGCTATGATACTGTCGCTACAGTTGCTTTGGCTACAGGAGATTTTGCTGTAAAGTCAGGCGAAACTACAATAAAGATATTTGGTGAGATAACTAACCATGCGGTTGCTAAGTATAATTATAAATATACATTGATAGGGAGGAGATGAATTGGTTGCCACTGTAGAATTTAATAGACCAGAGAGAGTAGGTAATTTAATATTTATCACTGGTGAATTTACTTCATCTGATACTTTACAAATCGATGTGTCTGATTTTATTAATGAAATAATAGATGTTATGGTAGTACACGGAAACAACCCTAGAGTTGGTTCTGACACAACAGATAATTACCTTTTTGCTACTGATAGTGGCAGTTCGGATGATGCAGCCAATGCTTATAAATTGTCAGCAGACTTTATACCCAAAGTAGACGGCACAGTTGTTGACTTTTTTTCAACAAAGCAAACTCTGGCAGACGGTACACTGACTTTCAACAGCACAGTATTTGCTGCGGCTAGTGAAGGTAGATTTTGTATAATAGGTAGGAAGTAGGTGTTAATATGGCAAGTTTAAGTAAAGTAGCATCAAAGGTCGTAGGTCCACTTTCTCCACAAGAATTTAGTGACGCATCTACATTACAGACTACAATCAACACTGCTATACAAGCAGTGACTGGAGCCAGTGCAACAAATGCTATTCTTGGTACAGAGATTATTACTGTTTTAGGAAATCATTTTCTAGTAGTGCTTTATCAACTATCCTGAGTTGGTTTGATGAAGTCGGCTGGAAGTCTTGGCCTTGATGATATAGAGCGCTTACAGAAGCGTGGCATCAGATTGAATGAGTCTTACGGTGCATCGATTAGAACTGATGAAAATAACCCGCTTGCTGGGTTTACTATGAAACAACGCAATCGCAATAAGAATGCAGGGGATGTTCTCAACATTGGTTCAGGTACTAGATGTAAGCACTGTGGTATGCTTTACTTTTGCTGGGTTGACAAGTGTAGAACTTGTAATAATAAAGTCGATTTTAATTTATCAACCAGAGAGTGATAAGCGACAAGGTTAATTCATAAGCCTTTCATCGATGCACTGAGGGGAGCGATATGCCAGTAGTATTTTCACCCGGAGAACCAGAGACTCGGCCTCTTGACCCCGATGCAATTGTATATACCAGCGCTCAGAAAGTTGCTGATTTATTAGGGATAGGACCAAGTGAAGCGGTATTAATGTCTGCTAACGCAGAAGCAAACGCAGTGTTTGTTACAGGAGGAGACTACAGAAACACTGGATTTTCAGTTGGAGATAAAATACTTATTTACAGTGACGCTGACCCAATGGGGCAACAGGTCACAATTACAGTGATAACCTCAACAACTAGTGGTGTAAAACTTACATTCACAGTAGATGAAGATGGAGTATCGTCTATAAATCCCGGCCTTTATGAAACAGCAGACAATGCTTATGTCCAGAATACTGCTTCATTTACTAATGGTAAAACTCGTGGAATGACAAGAGCGATTGTAGAGCACAGAATCAAAGAAGTCCAAGACCGTATAGATAACTATACTCACAATGCTTGGAGACCGTATTTGGTAGCGGCTGAATACCTGAACTTTGATACATACAAACCTTACAGGCGTAGATACTATACAGATTATGTAGGAACTACCCCTCTGTTGTTTAGAAATGTTCAACAAATGCTGAGGATTGAATTATGGCAAGGTGACGACTATAGAGAGATATGTGGAGCAGAGGCTCGTATAACATTACCTGATGATTTGTCTACAACAGATGGTAATGTCGCATTATCTCCGGGCAATGGTAGTTCTGCTTTGTTGTCAATAGGTACATCTTCGACCACTTGGAGAAAGGATTTTGACAAAGTTACTGCTGCTCAAAACCTTGCTGATTTGATTAACAAAGAAGATAGAGTAAGTAAGGCTGCTGTAGAGTTTAGTCCGACATTTACCTTGGAAGGTTCTACATCTAATGTGGCAGTTCATAATGAGTTCCTTGCTTCGGCCAATGCTGATTACGGCACTGGGAAATTAAAAGTTACAAGTATGAGAGCAGCCAAAGGCGGGGAGACTTGTTCTATTGTAGCATCTAGTGGCATCGAATTGTCACAGACTTCGACAGCAACTGCTACATTTGCTAGTCTTTCTTCTGACGATATTACAGTTGATAGTACAGATGGCTTTTTGAACTCAGGTGTATGTATAGACGCTAGTGGAGATATATTTAGGTATGAAAGTAAAGACGCTACCAGATTCTTAACCTGTACTGCTGTTACTGGTAGTTTAGGAGCAATTACAGGTACTATTACTCAACAGAAATTTCAGTTAGACTTACAGGGAGGCTCTACTGCTGGCGATAACGCTAGACTTAGAGATTGGTGGCTAGACTCAGAGATGGGTATCATTTACTTCAATAACTCATATCCTTTCTTTGAATGGAACGCAGTTAAGGTATCTTACATCTACGGTGAAAGGTATCTTGAAAAAGCAATAGAAGAGGCTGCTACTAAGATGGTAGCAAGTGAGTTACTAATGTCGGATGATAGGAGCGTCTTAATACCAGAGGGTGGACAGAATATAGATTTAGGTTCCAAAGCCCAACTGTGGCGTAAAGAAAGTATGGAAATTTTAAGCCGCTATAAAGAAGTGGTGGTGTTTTCCTAATGGTTGCTACATGGAAAGAGCCATTGGAAACAGTCATTGACTTACTCAAGGCTAACTTCAACGCTAGTGATTCTACTGGTTGGAACAGAGCCAATACAGATAACATAAAGCCTATCGTTTTAGATATAGCGAGCGAAGGTCCTGAGCGTGGTAAGCGTTTAGATTTACAGAGAAGTGATTTCATTCTTTGTTACGAAACTGCGCTCAATGAAGAAGTGCCAGATTTACTTTACAACTTTGTAACTACTCGTGTCAACATCACCGTTGACATGAGAACTTCAAGAGGTCGCTCTCGACTAAGAAAGATGGAAGATGAGATGAGAAGAATTATCCATGTGAGTCGTAAAGGTGATGGAGAAAACTTTGACCGCATGATTGTCAAGACCCGTACAGATTTATCTGACCGAACTAAAAAGTTGTTTAGGCATACATTCCAAATAGAAGTAGTAATACTAGCGGAGATGATACCGTGACTGGCTTTGGTGCTCACTATAAGGGAGATGTTTCAGAGGTCGTTATGGGTCACGAAACTAGCCTTTTCATAGAGCATAATGAGCCTAGAACATGGACAGCAGTTACTAGCACTTCTTCTCCAGATTTTACAGAAATACAGTTTAAAGGTACTACTAATATTGGTAACAGTAGCAGTATCTTTGAACAACAAAAGCCTATACTAAAAGTACCGCTTGGTATGCTTATAGGTCAAAAACTATCTTTCCACTCATCAGCGTCTGGACAAAATAATTTTTCTTCTTATTACTACACAGATGTAAAGAGTAGGTTGTATACTATCGTAGACCACACGCTAGATAGTGACTCTACTAAAATAAAAATCGTACCTGCACTTTTGTCACCTTTACAGGCTTCGCTAGATAGCGCAACAGGTGACAGTATTCTCATTCATTCGACTGGTTTACCTACAGTCCAAGGAGATGCGAATAGTGCCATGAATGCAGCAGCAGCGTCTTCTAAAGAAGTTAGTCTGATTGACGGGTTCATAGGACTTGCTTCATTTATGACATTACCTGATACTAAGGTAGATTTGCATAGTTATCATGTTGTAGGTTTGGGTAGACAAGTAGCAGTTCAGCAAACAGGAAAAGTCCATCACATGGGCGGTTCTATAGAGATGCCACTACATAGCCCTAAGTGGTTATTTTATAGTTTAGGAAGAGAAGTTGTAGACCAAACATCGTGCGGTACTGCCAGTTCAGGTTCAGCAGTAAATCCATCAAAAACTATTCATCCGGGCCAAGGTTATGTAGATGTAAGCACACTTACAATAAAGGGTGCTACCGCAGCAGTAGGTGATTACTTACTTATCAAAGACACCACTTTAGTCCCTACTACAACATACAAAACTCCAGAAAGCGGAGCGAGTAGTAATATCTATTGGCCCCCTGCTCAAGGTGCTGGTTTAACTTCCGATGCTCATCATTTTGAGTGGGCTGAAAGTAGCGAGTGTAGAAGAATAAGTGCCATAGAAACTTTATCCAGCGGTCATAGAATATATGTCGATGGAGGCTGGCAATTTGAGCATACTACTAGTGATAATATAGAATTAAGAAAATATGCTGATGGAAGCACTGATGGTAATTTTGGTAGCCCGCATGTAGAAAGTACTCGTAAAATTACAAATCCTGTTAGAAGACTTTTATTTTCAGGAGAAACAGTTCCTAGTTTTTCGATAGAACATAGCATAAGAACAAGAGATTTAGGCTCGTTTAACGCTGATGGTGAAACGACAGTAGCGCCCGGTTCTACTGGTGATACTAAACAATTGACTAGGGTATTCAAAGGTTGTAAAATAGTTGAATATGAATTGACTAGTACGGTAGATGCTGAATTGAAATATCGTGCAGTATTCGATGCATTGTCTTGCTTTACTGATACTGGTCGCCTTGAAAGCGCTAACAAAGGTGACAGATACACTGCTCACAGAATGTTTCAAAACA